TCCCAAGTCCATCCTTGATTATATTTGATATTCGGGACAATTCCTGTGAATAGCGGCTGCGGCGTTCCCATCGGCGTCGTCGGATCACGATATTTGACGCGCTGCATGTGCTCATGATCGAAGCCGACCGAGCATCCGGAAGTCCGCCAAACTCTCAAAGACAGCTCATGGACACGCTTTCTCTTTCCGGTTGAAGTGCCTTGTTCGCTTCCGCCTTCAAAAGGCATCGTCCGCATATAAGAAACAAAGCCGAGCCCTGTGATGATATAGAAGGCATCCTTCTCAAGCCGGATCGATCCGCTTTCGACTGTTCTGTTTGATTGCACTGCACCATCTGCCAAGATCTGCACGGATTTCCCTTCCAGATGTCCAAGTCCGGAGAGGTTTTGAACACTGACGCCCCATTCGCCGCCAGCATAAGAAGTCGCGTCAAAATCTGACAAAACAACGCCGTTGACGTGCGTGCTGTCCGTGTATTCCGTGATCTGCACTTCGCCGCGCATATTCAAGTCAGCATCAACGGCGCGGATGCGTCTTCCGACAGATCCGGACGAGAATGTCGCAGCAGATGCCGTCAATGTGATCGTTCCGGTTTTAGCCGAGAGCGTCAATGTTTTGCTTTCAGTCGCTTCGAATGCGCTGAAATACAAGCCGTCTCGAACATACCAGCAAAGATTTTGATTTTCCGGCGTGATGATGTCCTGCATCCGCTCGATGTGTCTGACTGTCTGTCCGTTCACTTCGCGCTTGACTATGAAATAAACTTCATCATAAAGCCCGTTATATGAAGGGATTGCTTCCAAACTTTCGACAACGCCGTCAAACTCGAGCAAACACCATGCTTGAATTTGTTGATTTGTCTCCAGTGTCAAGCCTGCAATCTTGCCGTCTTCACGCAAACACCACAAAATGCTGTCCGGATTTTTTTGATGTGCAATGTCAATGATCGGAGATTTGAAAAGATGCTCCGAGTATAGTGAAACGTCGATCGCTTTGTATGCGTCGAGATAATAGTCATAAGTGAATTGTCTGACCTTTTTGCCCGTTCTCTGCACAAAGTGGATCATACTGTCAACAGTGATCGGCTGGATTGCCTCAACACCCCAGTTTGAGCGAGCTCTTGCCGAGACGTCTGTCGGCGTGATGCCGCTGTCGCCCGATCCTTTGACAACGAATTCCGAGCCGTAAGTCCCGACAAGCAGGAAGTTCGATCCGATAATCCATTTAATATCCGAGCCGTCGCCGGATGCGTTTGTTGCCAGTTCGATATTGACCGCGCCGGAGTTCTCATTGCTGACGGCTGGCGTAAAATCTTCGTAAGCATAAGGACGCGAGCCGTAAACGTTTCGCGGGCTGTTCGGCGTTCTTCCATAATAGAGACGCCCATCCATCAAGCCGACTGTCGAAGGATAGCCGCGATAATCGCCCCAAGCTCCCTCGCTCCAGTTCTTCGTTGCTGAAGTGGTTGAGAGCTTCCATTGCACGGCTGCGGTGACGTGTGTGCTGTCCGTGAAGGCTGTGATCTTGAAAAAGCCTTGTCTTTCAACGCCATCGACTGTCGTTGTCGTGCCGAGACGCCACATTGAGCCGACGTGCTTTGAATTAAAGATCGGAGATGATGCCGAGACTGTAATGTTGCCCGTGTCTCCGGATGCCATCAAGGTTGTTGAAGTGAGATTTTCGTTCAAAAAAGGCGTGCAGTTGAAGGAAACTGTCTTTAATTCCCAGTTGTTCGCAGCGTGCCGGATCAGTTCAAGCGGCTTGTTTGCGTTGTTGATGTCGTCTTTGTATGTGATTTTGATGACGTCGTCGAGCTGCACATATTGAATTGTTGCGAGTTGCGCTTCCGTGAATGTGTTGCTGATCTCATAAGGATCGCCGTTGCCGTCCACAATATAACCGCCATTTGAGAAAAAGCGGAAATATCCTGCGCCGCATTCAATGATATAGCTGTCGGTTGCGGAAAAAACGAATTTCAAAAGGCGGGCTTTGCCGTTGTTTTTTGTGCTTGTGATGAATTCAGATCCGGCAATGCGGGAAACAACGCCAAACGGACGCACCCAGCAGTTGCGGCATTTATCCAAGCAAGAAGCATAAGGCTCAATGTCCACACGTCCGAACATCAAAGGCGAGACTTCGCCTCGAGCAAAAGTCGGATAAATCGGGGAAAATCTTGTCATCAGCACCTCCCGTCAACATAAACGGATCTTGTCCATTCGTCATCCTTTGCGAATTTTTGGCTTGCGTCGCGTGCGTTCATGGATTTTGCAATCGGCAAAAGATGGCTGTGATAAAGTTCTAAAAGTTCATTTTGCTTTGATGATGAGTTCGTCAGATCGAAAGCCACATCATAAGCCAAGCGGCAGCAGAAAGCGTCACGGAAAGCCGGAAGCCATCGCTTGTCGTCTTCTTGAAGATAAGTGTATAAAATACCGACAGTCTCATCATTTGCCTTCAAATAGTCGCCTTCGAGATCATATTCACAAGTCGCGTCAAAGATCCGGATGCAGTCTGCCGGAAGCTGAAAGTAATTGCCACCGCCCCAAGTCGGAGAGACCATCAGCTTATTGAGCATCACTCTCTTTTTAGCAAAATTCCAGCAGCACTCGGACAAGATGCTTCTCAAGCTCTCTTCATACATATTGTTTATTGCTTTTGCTTCTTCCGTCTCGTCGGAGAGGTTTGTGATCTTATTTGCGCCCACCAAAGCAAGGGCTCTGTTTGCGTTTGAAACTTTGCTCATGATTAAATCCTCTTAAATGTAAAAGAAGAGGGAGGATTTCTCCTCCCCCTGTTTGATTAGGCATACAACACTGTAAAGTGAATTTTGCCAGTGATTGAAGCTCCGCCAGTGGTTGCAATCAAAAGATTGTCCCCGCTGTTTGCACCTACACGATAGCCTTTGCTTGTGACGCCAGCTCTCAAAGTAGTTGCTGAAGCAGTGCTTGCGGCTGCGATATAACGATCATCATCATCGCCGTCGCCGACTTTAACAGTCGAGCTCGCACCAAGAGCAGCAGTGTCAACGATCACATCATGGATCACTGCGTTCTCCGGTAATTTGCAAAGATTGATGATTGAGCCGGAAGCAAGAGATGCGGCTGTATAATCGCCGGAAATCACTTTCAAAGAAGTGTTCATCACACCTTGAGAGATAGCGATTTTTTCTCCGGCTTGTGCTGCGTAAGTAGTAGAATTAACAGTTGTCATGTCTTTCTCCTTTCATTAAGCAACAACGACGCTTTCGTCGCATTTGATTTCAACGACCTTCTTTTCTTCCAAACGACCAGCACCACAAGAGATCTCGTAGTAAACTTGTTTAGAATAAGACTTGTCTTTGCGTTCATCGATGCGCAAGAAGAGCTCTTCTAACATACCGAAGCACAAACCTGTCTTGTGGAAGGCATAACAAGAAGCGATATTGCTTGCAACTTTGACAATTCCGTCCGGCAGCCATACGAATTTGAAGCCCAAGAAGGTATCAATATCGCCGCTTACCAAAGCGCGAACGTTGTTGTAGTCAGCAGAAGTCGCTTGAGTAGATCCCAAGAGCTGCTCTTTTTCGGTTGCTCCGGCGACGATTGTTCTGTCTCCGGCAGGAACGCCAGCAGCGTCGAGCATCTTTGCAGCGTGACGCAATTTAGCAACTGTCAAGCCGGTATTTGTGCCGGAGCTTTCATAGTCAGCTGCGATTTGCTGTGAGCTCGGGAAAGAGACAGCGGTTGCGCCTGTTTCGCCACGATATGCAACACCACCCAAAGCGCCATAGATCACTTCGTCGATCTTGATGCCGACAGCGGATTGAATGCAAACCGAAGTCATAGACAACGGATCAGATAACTCTTGCAATTTCAAAGAGCGATCGAGCAAACGAGCATCGTTGTATGTTGCGATGTCGATGCGAGTTCTTCCCAAGTTCGGATCGTTTTCCGGAGTGTCAGCATTGACCGAAGTTTTTGCAGACATTGACCAGTTGCCGATCTGATCTTGATAGAAAGATTTTCCTGTGAAGTCGCTTTTGACGAAAACTCTATCATAAAGCATTGACTTCTCTTGACGAGCCAAAGGCAAAATTACGGAAGAATAAGCCTGTGCTCTAGTCTCAAACTGAGTAGAATCAGTCATTTTATTTCCTTTCAAATTAAAGTTAAAAAATACCCTCAAAAGATCATTCTCTTGAAGGCTGTTGTTTTTATTGCCTTGTCCTTACGGGGGCGTTTATTTGTCGGGGGCTGTTAAGGCTTATCCCACCATTTGCATAAGTGAATTGACATAAGCAACGCGAGCCTTTCTTTCACTTTCAGAAACAAAGTGCGCATTGTTTTGTCTGCACCAGTTCGGATCGTTGCGCTTGTTTCGCGCTCCTGCCCAATAGGCGTCACTCGGATCATTCATGATCTTGTCAAGCTCTGCTTTAGCTTCGGCAGGGGTTTTCGTAAAGCCGGAAACTTGTCCTTCGAAACCTCCGAGAGAGCCCTCCGAGATCTGTGATCCCATGCGTGATAAAAGTTTTATAAATTTTGCATCGTTGCCGATAAGGCTGTTGAAATAGTCATATTCTTCTTTTGAGCCTGCCATCTTCTGAAGGAAGTTGCGAGCCGTCTCAATGTTTTCATTATATTTCAAGCCCCATTCTTTTTTGAGCTCGTTTGCAGCCGTTTGACGTGCCTGTTCAGCCTCTTGAGATTTGAGCTGTTCATAGGCTTCAAACTCGTGCAAGTGAGCATCAAGCAGCTTTTGCGCCGTTGCTGGCGGAATGTGGTTTTGCTTCATTAACGTTTTGAATTCCGGTAAATCAGCATATTCTCCGGTTAGCTCATAGGCTTCAGCCGTGTCCGGAACGCCGAAGGCTTTGTCATACAAGCCCCATGCAACGCCGTCATTCTCATCTTTTGGAATAGCAACGCGTCCCTGTCCCATAAGAGACTGAAGCTCGAGATAACTCTTTGAGAGTTTGTTGACGTCTCCGCCGAATTTTGTGATCGACGGATTGTCTCTGTATTCGGCAGAAAGAGCCGAGCTAAAGTCAAAAGGTTGCGATGTGCTGCTTCCCAGACCTTCAGAAGGCTGTCCGATATTCGGATCAGTTGTCATCTCTTCAGTCATTTTATAAATTCCTTTCATAGAATTGTGAGATCTGCTCCGGCAAGATGTCATCTCTCATTAAAGTTTTAATCATTAAAATCACATCCCGTTTGCCGCCGGAATATGAAATTTCATAAGGATCGCGTGTCTGAAGAGGCGCGGTAAATCCGCAATAATACTCCAGAAACTGCATGACGAGCGGATATTGTCTCTCAATATCCTTGAATTGAGTTTGCAGATCTGCGATCGTGTTCTTATCCTTCAGATTGAGCTGTGTTGGCATTTCTGTCTCCCTCTGCTGCTGTTTTGTATGTTTGAGCGGCAGCTTGTGCCTCAATCATTTGTTGCTGCTGCGCTTGAGCCTGCGCTCTTTGTTCTCGGATCTGTTTGACTTTGTCATCACTGTTCAAGATCCTTGATGTGACGCCCGTGATGTCGAAGACTTCGTCAATCGTTTCGTCAGCGTTGATCTTG